CTATTATACTGATTTTTACAAGCATAGCATTTAGCCCAATATTATACAATATATAAATGATAGCTATTAAAAAAGGATAGTCTCTAACGTGAGACTATCCTTTAATCAGTAAATGCCATTTTAACGAAGAGGAACTCTATCCAATAGAGCCTTCCATCTCGATTTAAATTGTGTTTTTTTGACATTTTTTAAAATCAAAAACGTTGATTTAATGAGGTTTTCAGGAAGTTAGATTTTCTGTATTTTTCTGTTTTAAACTAAAATGGTATCAAAAACGGTATCACCCCGCCTGCAATAGGTGGGGTGTTTCCATAAAAAAATACCACACCGGTTAGGGTGTGGTTAAAAGAACAAGTTTATTACAATACTAATCAAACTTATAATTGCTGGAATCGATACACCAATCCAAAAGCGTTTTGATGTGACTTTTTCTAAGTTTATTTCTTCTTTCAAACTTTTTACGGCGTTATCAATTTTCAACTCTACATTATCGAATCTTGTGTCCATGTGCTTTTGATGCTGTTCAAATTCAGGGCGTGTAATATAATCTAATGACATTGTATCCACCTCCGAAATAAGAGTATTCCCAACACTTCTGATATTATAAGAATTGTAATATCTCGGTAAAGAGTTTATCTCTTTTTTATCTGTAAATTTGGGGTGATTATTGATTGGATAGGTATTAATTCGACTCATCTTTAATCACTTCGTCAAATTCGTTTTGAAGAGTATCAATATCTTTTATCGGTCCGTGAATCTCCTCATATTGATTGATTGCTTCATCAAGTGCATTCCTTAACTGTTTTGCCAAACTAGGATTCATCATTATATTCCTATTTTCAACAAAACCGTTAGGCGTGTGCTGTGTGAAGTTAATCATAAAATCTGTGATACTTGTTCTCATTTCCAAAGAATTGGTGTAAAAAATATACGGATCTATTTCTGTAGCTTGACTTAGATTTCTATCATATTCTATGCCTTTGTATGATATACCCATTCTAAATCCCCCTTTCACTACTTATTTTACAAATATATTAATAAGATTTAAAGTCCAAACATAAATACGAACAAAAAAACACCACACTTAACTAGTATAGGTGGTGGTAAATAAAGCCGGATTGGTTACCGGTAATCTATATTTATTATAACATAAAAAAAAGAGGGTAACCATTACGGCTACCCTCTAATCATGTCGTGGATATACATAGTATATCATATTTTACTTTTGTTATCAGAATACTTCTTTAACAATCAGTCTTTCATGCCAGATCCATTCGTTATGATTATTCCAATAGATACGACACCAACCATCAATGATTTCAAATACATAAATTAACGTGCCTGGTACATATTCGGCTTGTCCGACGTCAAAACGATAATTTGCACGGCTATCACCATACCGTGTTGCCGATGTAGCACCTAAACCGTCAACTTTTGCATTAAAATAAGCACCTTTTGACCATTTGAGGTTATACGGCGCTCTACTTCCACTGATAATCTTACTAGCTGAATTGCCTGCCGCTTTATGTGATGGTGGACTGATTTTATTAGCGATTTTAGAAGTGGTATTCTCGCTTTTGTAATGAGGACGGATAAAATGCGTACATCCATAGTAATTGTCCCATCTCAATGATGCGGGCGTGTTTGCATTGCCATCGAAATTTTGCTCTAAAATTAAGAACTGGTTTGTGTTACCACTGTTGTATACGATGCCAATGTGACCGTATTGCTTATAAATACCGTTTCTAAACACCGCCACATCGCCTACTTGTGGGACGAATGAAGGTGTATTTTCATAGATTGTAGCCATATTTTTAAAGTCGTTGTTAATCGCATC